TCCTCATGGGGCCCTGGCGCGTCCTCACGGGACTCTGGAAGGCGGTCCGGTCTCTGGATCTGCGGGACTGGCACGTCTACGGCGGGTTCGCGCTTGCCGCGGTCGGCGGGATGTTCCTCTCGGCGCCCTGGACGTGCGTGGCGCTTGGTCTGGCCTTGGCGGGTCTCGGGCTTTTGGTGCGGGAGCGGAAGGAACGGACGTAATGGGACTCTTGCAACGGCTGGCCACGACCGGACTGCGGGCGGACGTCGAGTGGCATGACACCGAGATGACCGGCCCGCCCGGCGATCCGACGGACGACTGGTGGTATACGCCCATGGGCTCGTGGGCGCGGACCCTGGCCGGCTTCCCGATCGGCCCCGATACGGCCATGCGGGTGGGGGCGGTATTCGCCTGCGTCTCGCTCCTGGCCGAGACCCTGGCGTCGCTCCCCTGTATCCTCTACCGCCGGTTGCCGAATGGGGGGAAGGAGAAGGCCAAGGAACACCGGCTCTACCGCACGCTCCGGCGCCAGCCGAACGTGTGGCAGGACCGGATCAAGTTCTTCTCGGCTCAGCAGGTCCATCTCGGCCTCCGCGGCGCGGCGTTCGCCAAGATTCTGGACGACGGCCGGCGGATTGCCATGGAGCCGATGCACCCCGAGCACGTGCGCGTGGATCAGCTCAGTACGGGCCGGCTGCGGTTCGACTACGCCAACCCGCTCCGGAACGGTATCCGGGAGACGCTGAACCAGGACGAAGTGCTGTACGTGCAGGACCTGAGCACGGACTTCCTGACCGGGATGGCGCGGGCCTCGTTGGCGCGGGAAGCGATTGCGGTCATGGCGGCGGCGGAAGCCTTCGTGGGTGGGTTCTTCAAGAACGACGCGACGGGCCGACTCGTGTTCGACCACCCGGGCCAGCTCGCCCCGGACAAGCGCAACGAGTTCGAGACGTGGATCAAAGAGAAGTGGAGCGGGTTCCAGAACGCCCACCGGCCGATGCTGACCTGGGGGGGCGTCAAGGTGGAAGAGGTCGGGAAGCGCACGGGGGATGCGGATTTCATCGTGAATCCCCGGACCTTCCAGGTGACGGACGTCGCCCGGTTCTGGCGTGTGCCGTCGGTGATGATCGGGCTTGAGGAGAAGACAAGCGCCTGGGGCACCGGGGTCGAGCAGATCAAGCTCGGCTTCGTGACGTTCACTATGCGGGCCTGGACGGATCGGTGGGCGGACGCCCTGACCTCCGCGTTGCTGGACGAAGAGGATCAGGCGAAGTACACGATCGAGTTTGACTACCGGGATCTGCTGCGCGGAGACACGCAGTCGCTCACGGCCGCCCTGGTGGCACAGAAGAACGCGGGATTCATCAACGCGGATGAGGGGCGCGACGCCCTGAACCTGAACCCACGCGAGGATGACGGGGGAACGCAGTACACCGATACCCCGCCGGGGACGGCGCCGGGCGCTGTCCCGCCCGCGAGCCGCCCGCGAGAGCAGATGCCCGAAGACGAGATGGAGCCCGAGGACGAGCCGGAAGCCCGGACGATCCCCCGGCCGCTCGTGCAGGATGCGGCGGATCGGATCGTCGCGGCCGAAGTGCGGGATGTGACTCGCCGCGCTGGCCGGAAAGCCGAGACGCCGAAGGGATGGGCCGTGTGGCTCGCGAAGTACTACGAGGACCACGGGACCTACGTGACCCGCGTGCTCTCCCCGATGACCGCGGCGTATCAGGTCGCGGCCTGGGTGCCGGAACAGATCGTGACCCGGGTGCGGGAAACCGGGATGCGGACCCTGGCCGACGGGATGCCGGAGGGGTGGGAGCGTGAGCGACAGGCGGCCGTGCTGGCCATCATTGAGGAAACCCTGATAGCGGGCACCGCCATGCGGGCCGCGTAGGAGTGACGATGCGACTCCCCCACCTGATGACCTACCTGCAAACCCGGGTGTGGGCCTGTGAGCCCGTCTTTCTCGCCCGGGGACAGGCCCTCCTGCTCCAAGCCCTCCAGGGCCGGGCGTTCCAGGGGGCGGAGCTCCACGCCGCGCTGGGGGTTGCCATGCCGGAAGCGCGGCTGACGGCGAGCAAGGGCGCGAAGGCGGCGGATGTCCAGATCGCCGTGATCCCGATTCAGGGGGTGATCGAGTCGCACGCGTCGAGCCTGGGGACGTCCGCGCGCGAGATCCAGGGGATGCTGCGGCAGGCGCTCGGCTCCAAACAGGTGGACGGCATCCTGTTCGACGTGGATTCGCCCGGGGGCGTGGTGACGGGGGTGCCGGAACTCGCCGACGAGATCCGGGAGTCGAAGGGCATCAAGCCCATGGCCTCCTACAACAGCGGGATGATGGCGTCGGCGGCCTACTGGCTCGGCGCTGCGGCGGGGGACGTCACCGCCGCTCCATCGAGTCAGACCGGCTCCATCGGGGTCTACACGTTGCACGAGGACATGACGGGGTTCCTCGAAAAGGAAGGGATCAAGCTGACGGAGATCAGCCGGGGCGAGTTCAAGACGGAGATGGCGCCGTGGAAGGCGCTGTCGGAAGTGGCGCAGGCCCAGCTCGACACCGAGGTCGCGGAGGTGTACGACTGGTTCATCAAGTCGGTGGCGATGGACCGGAAGGCGACGCAGACGGCAGTGCGGGAAGGGTACGGACGGGGCCGGGTGCTCATGGCCGAGGATGCGCTGGCGGCGAACCTGATTGATCGCGTGGGGACGTTCGATGACGCGCTGTTCCGGCTGGCCAAGAAGCTCGATGGCAAACCCGCCGGCGCGCGGGCTGATCTCCTGCGGCGCCGGATGGCGCTTGACGCCGCCCGGGTAGGAGAGTAGTATAGCGGTAGTGCTATTGGCCGGCAGTCGGTAGACGCGGCTCGTAGCGGACAACTGACGGAATCCTCGCCGCAGGCGTTAGCCGGGTGAGAACCAAGTCACATGGGGTTGTTGCTGATCCCGGTGAGCGGTTCTTGACCGGCCTTTTCGTGTGTCCAGTCCCGCCCCCGGGGGTCATTCACCGAGGGGCAACGATGAATCCGCGACTGGCGAAGTACCAGCAGAAGGCCACCGAGATCCGTGGGCAGATGGAGACCATCCTGGCCGCGGCGGAAGCCGCCGACGGGGTGCTCACGCCCGAGCAGGACACCGCCTACAAGGCCCTCGACGGGCAGCTCAAGGCGTCGAATGAGGCCATCGAGCGCGAGCGCGCACACATCGAGGCCGAGCGGACCGCCCCCGCCGTCCAGCGGGCCGGCCGCATCACCGTCCGGAACCGGGCCGAGGATCACCCGACCCGCGGATTCACCACGCCGCGGGAATTCATCCTGGCCGTCTACAACGCCGAGCAGTCGGGCGCCATGGCCCGCGAGGATCTGACGGACGAACGGCTCCGGCCCATCGCGATCCAGGACAGTGAGAACGGCAAGGGGCTGGCGATCGTCATGCCCCAGGCGTTCACCCCGATCAGTCTCCGCGGCGATGCCGGGATGACCGAGCGCGCGTTCCAGGCCGCGGCGGGCTCGGACGAACAGGGCTCCTACGACGATTCGTACGGCGGGTTCGCCGTCCGGCCGAGCTACCGGCCCGGGATGCTTGCCCTGGGATTCGAGGGTGATCCGACCGCCGCGCGCACCCTGCCGGTGCCGATGGCGACACCGACGGTCAAGATGTTGGCCCGGACGGACAAGAACCACGCCTCGAGCGTGTCGGGCGGGTTCCTCGTCTACCGGCGTCCGGAAGCGGCGGCGATCACGCCAAGCCGGATGCAGATGGAAGAGATCATGCTGCACGCCGAAAGCCTCGTCGGGGCGGCCTACGCCACCGAGGAGTTGCTGACGGATTCGGTGATCTCGTTCGTCGCCATCATCGAGGCCGGGTTCCGGGATCAGTTCGCCCACAAGATCCTCTCCGAGAAGCTGCGGGGTCTCGGCGGAAGCCAGTTGCTCGGCATCCTGACGGCGCTCGACGCCTCGTCCCTCGGTCCCACGGTCGCGGTGACGCGCACCACCACGAGCACGCTCGACGCGCTCGATGTGGTGAACATGCGGGCGCAGTGCTGGGGCTTCGATCAAGCCATCTGGATCGCGAACCACGACTGTTACCCCAACCTGTCGAAGGCCGCGATCGTCGTACTCAGCGGCTCAACGCCGGCCGGGATCGTCTCGATCTATCAGCCGTCGCTGCAGGAGGGACGGCCGGACATGCTGCTCGGCCGGCCGATCTTCTATTCCGAGTACGCCTCGACGCTCGGCAGCGCCGGCGACCTGATCCTCGGCAACTGGAGCCAGTACCTGGAAGGCCTGTACCAGCCGCTGCAGTCGGCCGAGTCGGTCCACGTGCGGTTCCTGAACCACGAGCGGACGTTCAAGTTCTGGCTCCGCAACTGTGGCGCGCCCTGGTGGCGGACGGCGCTGACGCCGAACCAGTCGACCACGAAGCTCTCGCCGTTCGTCGTCGTCGCGGCGTAAGGAGGATCTATGGCCTCCACCACCACTGCCAGCATGCTTGCCGCGCGACTGCGCTGCAAGCTGGTGAATGTGAACTTGGATTCCGCCGACAAGGTGATCGTGGATCTGGACCCCACGGGGTCTGGGGAATGTTTCCCGATCGCCCGACTCAAGCGGGTGTTGGTCGGAGCCCTGCTCAACACCGGCGGGGCCACCCCGGAAGGCGTGACGCCGGGCGGATTCGAGGAATTCGAGATCATCGCCGCG